CATCTTTAGCACCGTCAAATATGAAGCCATTATTTTTTAATAATTCTTTAATTTCATTGTATTTATTTAAATTCTTTAAGCTTTTAAACCAATAATTTACTTGTATGTAATATGTATCTGATAGGGAGTTATCGTCTGAAAAATCAGTATCTAGTTCATTATATATATCAAATATAATATATTCGCTAGAATTTCCCTCATACTCCATAAAAGCTATATCAATTCCTAAAGCTTCAAGAACTTCTACCAATTTATTGTGCATATAACACACCTACTTTAATATTTCATTTACTACTACTTTGCCTATTTCATCAGAAGCTTTTTTAATAGACTTTTGCCAACTTTTTTTCATCCACTTTTTACCTGTCATTTTCCTAGAGCCATATTCTTGGTAATAGCCATAAGTTGCAATTCTGTCTTTGTTATTAAGTATACCTACATCAACTTTTCTATTAATATTTGAGCCTTTGAATTTTGTATCAAGCCTAGATTTTAAAAGCCCTGTATCAACAGGAACATTTTTATTCATTTCTTCTAGTACAATATCTCCACCTTTTTGTAGTGCTTTATCTGTTAATTCATTAGATAACTTCCTGCTAAGGTTATTTAGTTTCTGCTCTAAATCTCCAAAGCTAAATTCTAAAGCCATTACAGTACACCTGCCATAACTTCCATAAATTTATTTTCTTCTTTGATATTGTCTATATATAAAATATTGTAAGAAATCCCTTTATAAGTGATTATAAAATCTTTACAAGCATTAGGATTAATTGAAGGGTCTAGGTCTTTTATATACCTAATAATAAGCTTTTTAGATATATTAGCTTCTACCTTTTGGGCTTCTATAAACTCTTTACCGTATAAATTACTTACTTTAGCCCATACAGTTTTAAAATCTGTATAAGTAGTATCTTCTAAAGGCTTTTTTTCTGCCTTTTTTTGTATTGTTACTCTGTGTTTTAGTTCTCCTATGTTCACTTATTCCACCTCATAACAATATTTTAATTGAGTTATTATATTATCTAAGCTAAAAGATAGCTTATTAGCATTTCCTATAACTTCTCTATTCTCGTACCAATGAAGCACAAGCATTTTTATAGCTAATTTATATAAGTCATTTTCAAAGTTTTTTACCCCTGCATTAACCATATATATATTAGCACTTTCAATTAATGAATTTATTAAACTATCGTCAACATCATCATCAATTTTCATATAATTTTTTATTTCTTCAAGCATTGTTACACCTGCTTTCATTAAAAAAGGATAGAGTTATTCACTCTACCCTAGTTTATTAATTTAATTACTTCTTTCTTGAAGAAAGTGTTCCACCTATTGTTATTTGTCCGTAAACTATTGCTTCTTCATCTCTCATTTTTACTTGTTCTCTTTCTATTGCTCTGAATAAAGTTACATCTGATAAGAAGCTATCTCCTGCAACGTTTGAAGCCATTACTGATAATGTTTGTCTATCGAACATTACACAAGCTTCTTTTAAATCTCCTATTATTATAGGTGCTTTACCGTCTGCCATTGGTAAATCTTTTGTAGATATAACGTGAACAGGGTATTTACCGAATAATCTTCTTACAGAAGCATTTGTTATATCTGCTTGTAATATATAATTTCCATTTCCGTCAACTAAAGTATCTAAGTAATTAAACCCTTCTTGGTTAGTTACTACTACTGCATTAGGTAAGAAAGCAGGGTCTAAAGTTACGTTTATAGCTTTCTTTATATCGTCAAGTCCTGCCATAGCCGTTTTTTCTTTAGTGTCTAAAGCTTCTAATATTAATTTATTTCTTGTTATTCTAGATTCATTTCCTATCCAATCTATTAAAGTAGCTTTTACGTTTTCTGAACTATCTGCTAGTAATTCATTAGTCATTTTGAAAAATCCTGCGAATTTGTCTACTTTGTATTCTAAAGTTGTGAATTGTGGTGTATCTTTTTCTGTTATTGTTCCACCTTCTGTTACTTTTGCAAATCCTGTTGTATTTGCTCTCTTTTTGAATACTCTTGACCCACTTAATGTATTAACTTTTTCAACTTTTATTAAGTTTTGTAAACTGTCTTTAGCTTCTCTTAATTCATTTATTTTAGTTTGTATATCTTGTGGTACTGTGTATCCACCGTCCTCTGCTACACCTTCTGACATTCCATTTTGGAATTTAGTCTTTAAAGAATTTAAGAATTTTTCCTCATAAGTTTTTTCTACTTTGTTTTCTATTTTGTTTTCCATTTTGTTTACTATCTCCTTTTTTTCTTCTTCGTATAATTCATTCATTAGGTCGTATTTTTCAACCATTGAAGCTATTTCATTTTTCATTGTTTTAGCTTCTTCTATTTTGTTTTCTAATACTAAAGCTTTAGCTTCTTCTTTCTTTTCTTTTATAGAGTTATATAACTCTCTCATTTCTTTAGTCATTTTTACTGACCCCCTTTGTATAAAGTTTTAAATATAAAAAAAGAACTAAATTAATTCTAGTTCCATTAATAACATATCTTTTATTTGTTCATCATTTATTACTTTAGCTTCTTCTTTTGCTTCTTCTTTAGGCTCAACTTCTTCTGTTTTAACCTCGTTAGAAATGTCAGAAGGTACTTTATTATATTTATCAAAATAATCACTTGCACAGGCTACTGCTTGAACTGAATTAGCTACCTCTACATTAAAATATTTTGAAGCTTCTATACCTGTTAACCAAGTTTCATCATTAACCATAGCTTTTATATCCTCTATGTCTACACCTTCTGCTAGGTTTTCAGAATAAACATTTATTATTCCTTCTTCTATTTTATCTAAAGTGTTAGCCATTTCTCTAAGTTCATTAGAATTTCCTGCACTACTGCACCACGGCTTATGTATCATAAAATAAGCATTTGAAGGAATTACAACTTTATCCCCTGCTAAAGCTATTACAGAAGCAATTGACCCTGCTAAACCGTCAATATATACAGTTTTATAGCCCTTATGTCTTTTTAACATATTATAAATAGCCATTCCACTAAATACTGACCCTCCACCACTATTGATATATATATTTATATCTTTGTCTTTAGCTTGGTCTAAAAATTCTTTTATAGCTTGTGGGTATTGGTCTGTATCGTCCCAAGCACCTAGCCAACTATCAACTATATCTCCATAGAAATATAAATCGCAAGTTGTATCAGTAAAGTTTTTTATTTCTAGCATATTTTTTAAATTATTCTTCAACGTTTCCACCTCCTTTCAAATATTGAGTTCCTACTAAATCAATAGGAATATAATTCCCATTAACCATAAGCTTATCTCCCCCTATTTCAGAAGGTAAGTTTAATAAATCTCTAGCTTCATTAGGTGTATATATACCATTATTAACATATTTAGCTAGACATTCTGCTTGTGTTTTCATATCTGCTCTTAAAATTGAGCCTTCATTGAATTTAAAAAAGTAACCTTGATTTATTAGGTTGCTATCTAGTAATTTATAAGTTATTTCTTCCTCATACTGCTTTAATATAAACTGTAAAGTGTCAACATAGAAGCTTAATTGTTGCATTTCGCTATTTGAATAACTACTTTTACTATAATCATTTAAATGATTAGGCTTTATTCCAAAAGCACCTGCAATTTGAAGGGCATTATACTTCTTTAAATCAAAGAATTGAGCATCTGCTAATTTAATATCTAAAGGTTGAATTTGCATACCTAAAGGAATAGGTATAATTTTACCTGCATTATTTTCTCCTGTTGCAAATTCTTCAACACCTTTTAATAACCTTCTTTTAGCTTCTTTGTCTAAATCTCCTGTATACTGTAATACTGCTCTAGCCGTCATACCTTCTTTATACAATTTGTTCATAAATCTTTGTGACTTACTAGCACCTTCTATACTATCTGTTAAAGTATCTCTAACACTTTTACCAAGTATACCGTCATCACTATTTGAAGTTTTAAAATGTAATACAGTATCACTATTCATTGTATAAGTTTTATTTGTTTTAGGGTCTGTATATATATACCATATTTTATTCGGCTTACCAAAATACCCCATATCATCAATATATACTTCTACCTGTTCATTTTGCATTATCCAAAGATCTATTAATTTACCTCTTTGATACCTACACCAAACATAAGCATTTCCAAAGTGATTTCTGTTCCTTTCAATAGTAGCCCAAAATACTGAACTAGTCATATATGGATTAGGTCTAAGCTTTAATAAATTATATACATCATTGGTCTTAGCTTTTATAACTCCTTTTTCAGTATCTTGGTACATCTTTATAGAAAGTTTTCCTAAAGTTTCAGATAATATTTTTAAGCAGGTAAAATAAGTTACTTCATTTATGGCTTCTGTATTACCACTATTAACACCTAATAAGTCTAAAAATTGACTATCCCTCATTATATTGTTTTGAGGGCTTAAAAAGGCTTTAAATCTATCTTTTATATTCATTTTTCCACCTCCTTTCAAGTCAATTTTACCACCCTAGCATATCCAACATTTCACTTGTAATTTCGTTTATATCTAAAGGCTCTTGTATTGCTACAACGTGTGCATTTATTAATGAAGCTAAAGGGTCTATTTTATCACTAGATTGTGCTTTATCTAGCATAAAATTAGCATTACTGTCTTGTTTAGTTATTGCATTACTACAAGCCCAATTTAAAACAGGATTATTATTATGAAATAAGTTGCCTTGATAGGCTTCTTCTCTAAAGCTTTTACAAGGCTCTCCAAGTGTTCTTATACCTTGCCTAATTTCTATCATTTCATATCCTAATTCGCTCATATCATTAGCAAATTGAGAAGCATTCCACGGATCATAGCAAATTTCAGTAATGTTTATATTATATTTTTCTTCTATATCCTGTATATATTTTTTAATATAGTTATAATCTACTACCATTCCTTCTGTAACTGTTAGCCACCCTTCTTTATGCCATAAGTCAAAAGGTAATCTAGCTTCCCTTACTCTCTTATCAAAAGTATCTTTTGGCATAAATGAATGACTTAAAACATAATATTGACCGTCTTTTATAAACTCAAAGCCAACACTTGTTAAGTCTAGTTTAGTTGCAAGGTCTATACCTACTATACATTCTTTACCTTCAAAGTCTTTAAAATTAAAATCTTTGTAGGCATTTTTCCATTTAGCCATATCCATATAGCCACCTTCTCGCATATCTACCCACTTATTCATATTCTTAGTTAAGAAATTTCTAAGCTTTTCGGGTGCATCTAGCGAAGATTTCAATTCTCCCCTTAGATAGTTCATACCTTCTTCATAGGTAGCTACTATTGGATTAGCTTTAATCCATACAGTTTCGTCTTTTATGCTATCATTTTTATCAAGTTCACAGATAATTGAAAAATATTCTTCATTTTCTATGTCAACGTTTGGGTCTAGTATTTTACTAACATATTCATACTCTTTATAACAAGGTCTTGTTAAGTCAAAACCTGCCGTAGTTATAACATTCATCAATGGTTGTGGTCTTGCAACCATACCACTAAGTATTACATCATAAATTTCAGAAGTTTTATGTGAATGATACTCGTCAACTATTGCTACACTTGGATTTGTACCGTCTCCTGTGTTCCTAGCTTCTCTACTTAAAGGCTTTATAAAACCACCGTCTTTTAAGTTTGTTATTTTTCCATAAGTGCTTTTATATTTACCTTGTAATCTGTCACATTTTTTTAGTTGTGTTTCTATTTCCCTATACACTATTGAACTTTGCTCTTTATCCCAACCTGCTAAATATACCTCACTTTGTTCATCAGATAAAAAACATTCGTAAGAAGCTATTAAACTAAGTAATTGAGACTTTGCATTTTTTCTAGCTAATTGTATATAAGCTTTCCTATACCTTCTATATCCATTATCTTTACGTTTCCAACAGAATAAATTTGCTATTATAAACAACTGAAAGTCAGTAAGTTCTATCGGCTTATCCATTAAAACCCCTGCTCTGTGCTTAAATTGTCTACTCCATAGATAAAACTTTAGTAATTCGATTTTATCAAAGTAATAATTTTCATTACTAAAGTCTTTTTTATATCTTTCACAAGCCCATATATGCTTCTCACAAGCTATTAAATTTTTATTTATAATATCATTGGCATACTTGTTTACCCTGTCAAATAATTCATTAGACATTTTTTCTATATCATTCAATATTTATCATTCCTTTTATAAACCAAATAATCTATCTTCTATACTAAGTTCTTTTTCTTTGTTATCTGTTGTTGGTATAACTAACCTGCACCTTGAACTTATAGTTAATCCTAAATCCATAGCACTTGCCCTGCATTGTTTAAATAGTTTATCTTGGTTATTTAATACCTTTACATCTTGTAACAACTCACTATCCTTCATAATGTCGCTAGTAAGCTTTAAGTACATAGCTTTAGATATTACAAATCTAGCTAAAGTATCAACATCTAAATTAGTCATTATATTAATTCTTTTAAGTTCATAAGCTATTTTATTAAATTCTTCTTTTAAATTATTAGGTAAATAAGAAGGTGCTTCAATGTTATCATCACTAGCTTTGACTTCTTGCTTTCGCCTTTCTTCTATCTCTGCTTTTGATAAATGTTTTTTACCTTTAGCAACTATTAAATCTATTGGTTGTCTTGGTCTTGCCATTTTTACACCTCCTTTTAATTTTTAAAATTCATTTAGGGGATTTTTTTTAAAGAAAGC